ATTCTGCATACAATTCCTCAAATGGTTTATCTTCCCACTTAAAATTATGTTTCTGTAATCTGCTTATAAATTCACTTGCGATCTTATTGCAAAACGGTTGTCCATATGTTGCGCAGGCTTTTGGAATCGTCATTCCGTATTCCCATGCTTCAAACATATCAATCCTTATTCCGTATTTTTCCTCTAAGTATTTGATGTGTTCTTTGGTTGCCCTGTATTCCAATCCGGTATTAAAGCAGACATATCGAATTTTATGATGAATATCTACTTTGACGCATATATCAACCATAATGTCGCTATCCGATCCGCCGGAAACAGAACATACTATTGTTTCATACTTACTATTATTGATAATGCTCCATGCCCGAATCAGATTGTCTCCAATCGTTTGATTCTTCGGAACATTAGAAAGTAATTCATCAAGAGAATGCGCTGTGTTTGGATTTGGAGCATATCCACTATCCAAACCAAATTACGCACAAGCATAATTTCCGACCTCTCGACTACGATTAGAACATCATATGTTCCCCAAGTGCTTCGGTCTTACAATCGCAAACTCTCTATCATGTGAAAACTATGTAAGTGCAGGCTCCATTCTGTTTTTCATCATTCTCTTGATATTACGTTTTTCAGCCTTAACGTGCTGTATTTCTGATCGTAGAAAAGCAATTTCCTGCTTGTCTCCAACATCAATGGCGTGTTGAAGCATACACTCATACTCTGTAATCGCTTCGTTGCAGTCGCAAATGTCTTGTTGTGTATAGTCTTTTTGATCTGGGACGCACAAGCAGTCCATGAATGTCAAGATAAAATTATCTCTTCTGTATGCTGCGTCTGTACTGTTCATATTAGTTCCTTTCTGATAGTTTTAATACTGTGCTAAGTAGCACATGATTCCACATTCCGGCATATCCATTACCAATACTGCTTTAGCCATCCAAACCACCACCTCTCACAATCTTAATCACATCATCCAGATTCACAACACGTTCTCCGCCCATGCCGTCATTTCCGTATCGTTCAAACGCTACCTCTTCCAACTGCTCCACAACCTTGTCCGGGTCGTATGCAGTTGGATAGTCACGCAAAGCGTAAATTACGTCTTGCATATCCTCCGCATCACTACACATAACTGACCTTTCAAACGCATCTGCATCAATTAATCTTCCCATCGTTCGCCCTCCTCTCAATACACTTTCTGCCCGCACCCACAATATCCCGGATAAGGCATTAGGTTATGACACTTTGGGCAGAAGTATTTTCCTTCAATGAGTTCCCTTGAAATCGCTGTCTGCTTCTCCACCGCCGCCCGGCATTCTTCCAGCGTTCCGATTGCGCGATACTGTTTCACTTCTTCCAAGAGTAACACTTGTCGGCATAGTTTCTCGTAATCTTTTTCCTTGTCATACTCAATATCCACTAATAGTTTCTTATCCGCCATCACGCATAGTAGCTCGTACCAGCTTAATCCATGTCGCCTTGCTAATTGCTCTAAAGTCTGTCCACAATGATTTTCCATTGCCTGTTTTTCATGCGGTGCAATTAAATTCCAGTCTATAGATTCATTTGTTCCTAAAATTGGGAATTTTTTCTCACTCACAACCGCACCTCCAACAGTTCTTGGTTGCCAAAAATATTACTGACAACCTTACTTTCCGAATACAATCCGTTTGCTGTTATTGCATCAAGCCCAACCACAGATGTTTCTGTATCTTGAAATATAAATCAAGCACAATAAGCATCCCATTCAATTTGCGTTTGAAAATTGTGTTTTTCGTCTTTGCATTCAATAATATCATTCTCCCAAATCAGCTTGCCGTTCTTATCCTTAAGTCCGGTGCACTGGCAGACGGTAGATTGGTCTACTTCATAGTTCTTTATCAAATGCTGTGGTACATAATTCTGGATAATGTAAACTCCATCATCTGTTTGAATTAAATTTCCGAATATCCATTCACCGTTGTCTTTCCGCTTTGCACGGAATAAAAATCTATCTTCCATCACGCTTCACCTTTCTTCCTTTGATCTGCTCCAACATGATCCTCGATACCTCTGGAAGTCTTAAACTCTCCATACATCCATTGTGCAAACCGCTTTCCTCATTCCACTTTTTCACCGGACATTTCTTACAGAGAGTGTTTGTGCAGAACTCTCCAATCTGCCGTATAGTCAGTTCCTTATTTGTTATGTGCGCCATTTCCCTTCTCCATTTCTTTCAGCTTGGCTTCGGCTTCCTCACGAGTAAAGAATACCGATTTATTAATTTCGCAAATACTGCAGTGCTTAGCTACGCTTTCACGTATGTAGTACGCCTTATCACTACAATTCTCGCAAAATCCTCTAACACACATTCCAGACCGATTACTTTTGTTTTTTCCGCAGCAATACTCGATGGAATACACTGGTGCATCTTCACTGATTGGCAACCGCAGAAGTAATCCCTGCTCCTCGGCATCCTCATAGTCTTTCAACTTTTCCCTCAAATCTGCCATTGCCAACATATTGCGGTAGAACAACGCAATCAGACCACGGACATCTAAAAACGGATCTATCGTTAAATTGTCCAATATTTCCTCGTCAAACTCTGCGTCATCTAATGGCAATTCATCTTCTGCCAATGTGACCATAAGATTTCTTGCAAAATCTCGTGCATCCATTTCCATATCGTAATCTCTGTATCTGGCATTGCGCTCATCATCTGCATAGCAGCTATTATGTGCCAGCCCGATCATCGACATGTCAGCCACGCTTTTATTTGTCGTTAATCTCTCCATGTTGCTTCCTCACTTTCTGCTTTTCCTTTTCCTCACATGGCTTACAAAGCCTACTACACCAACCGCATGGTGTTATGTATGGACATTCTTCTCCAAGTCTCATGCTATTCCTCACTTTCTGCCTTAAGCCAATCCAAAACACATGATTTGCAAGCCTCTTCAGGATGAGAACATTCCTCTACGCCCATGTGTTCTATGCAACTTCCAAATAATACTTCCGCCAACTCCTCATCCGTCATGCTTCTGATCCGGTCTGCATTGGTCTGTGGCTTCTTCTGGTCTCTAAGAAACGCACCAATTACAGGCATATCCCTGTCTGCAAAAGAGAGATGCTCACTACTTTTCGCAGAATAGATAACCAAAGGATTCTGTCTTCCAGCTTTACCGGCTCTTAATACCTCATAATGATTGTTTGAGAGCGGAAGTAATTGCCATCCGTCCTTAACCAGCCATTTTTTTAAATTTTCTAACTTACTGATATGTAACACATTTCTTTTTGCCATATTTCTACCTCACTAAATCTATTGTTTTAACAGATATCCCTTTAAATTTCCCGGTGCGACAATACTCTGCGGTATCAAAAAACATAATGCATCCATCGTCTTTTCCGGTATCGTCACTTCCTGCAAGTGCTATGCTTACGCCATTTCTTACCAATGTATTTTTTAACAACATCAGTACCGCTTCTATCTCCTGCTTGGTTTCCTCTGTCATTGTCATACCGCCTTTCCCGCTACAATATCCCAATGCTCGTCCTCAATAAAACTTTGCCGGATAATCTGATCAGAACAATAATGCTCTTTGCAACCTGGTTGTTTTCTACAATACGAATCAATATAAAATGCAACCCATTTCATAAACTCATTAATTTTCTCATTTGAAAATTTGTATGTTTCTTTTAACACCGGAATTGTCAAAAGAAGTGTTGATAAAAATGCGCTGTCAATATTTACTGTTGCTCCAAGTACTGCCCTGTTCTTGCCTATATCCGCCATGTACAATTTATGTGACATCGGAATGCTTTTTACAAAACCAGTAGCATCTATTTTTTTCTCAATGCAATATTTTAATAACTTATCGCTTGTCAACTCATCATTATCATCATCCTGCCACGCCATTCTTCTACTTACTACTTTGTTATAGAAATTTGTAAGTTGGCGGAATGTCAGACCAAATTTGTCATACAGAATAATATTGAATATGTATCCCATGTGATTTGCAATATTATCTCCTAACTGACATTTTGCTAATTCCTGCTTATATACACTCAACGGAATTAACCTCTGTCTCTGCTGTACGTTATGCATTTGTCCACCTTCCTTGTATTTTTTATTTTATATTTCCACCAGCCATCATCTTTTCAATGATTTCCTCCTGCATCCGCTCTGCGATATGATCCCGGATTGATTCTTCTGGAAATGCGATCTGATATGTCCGCTCCTTGATCCGGTTCGTGATCCGGTCATCGTACAATAGTTTGTCCAGCGGATCATTACTTGTATAAATCGTTACCTTCTGGTTTATGTACCGCTCGTTGATGATCTGGTACATCTTATCGTTAATCCATGCCGCCGGTGCTTCCACACCAAAATCATCAATGATCAAAATATCCGTTGTGGAAAGCGCATCTAAAAGCTGGCTTTCACTGCCTGCTGCATCCCTGCGCCATGTATTCTTAATTTCCTGCAAGATGGTCAGTGATACTGCAAATTTGACTGTGTATCTTTTCATCAGTTCATTTGCAATCCCGGCAGCAATCCTCGTCTTGCCGCTTCCCTTTGTCCTCGACCAGATATACAATCCCATGCCTCTTTCCTTCTGGCTCTCGAAATCATCCAGATATGTTTTTATGATTTTACAGGCATCTGACACCATCTTTTTACTTTCCTGCTTCCTGTACACATCCATGCGAAATGATTTTAAATCTATCCCTCGGAAAGCCTCTGGAATGTCAGCGAATCGCAACCGCCTTGACATGACCGCTTTCTCACGGCATTTACACGGTACTGCTATTTCAACTCCGTCTTTTATTTTCAAGATCCACTCCCGACCTTCGCAAATTGGACACACATCAGAATCCCTGGAAGTCTCCGGTGTCTCCGCATTCCTGCATAAGTTCGTTGAGTGATTTTTCATGCGTTCCAGTATCTTTTCCAACTGGTCCATCGTTCTCTCCTTTCAGATACTGCATAAACAAATTCTCTCGTAAAAAGTTCTCTGGCTTTTTAATATATCGCTCTGCTGTTTTCTCCCGTCTGCATATATCTGCATAATTCTGTGCGGCCAATACCAGATCATCTTCCGGTACACCAGCCAGTACCGCATTGCAGTATTCTGTTTCAACAAGACAGCCAGTGCACCGTTTCGGATAGGCCGCGGCAAACTCTCCGAATTTTTCCACGGGGGATATAGGGGGTGTGTTTCTTCCCTTCTTTCCTTCTTTCTTTTCTTCTATTGTTGTCGTTAGTTTGTCGTTAGTTTGTCGCTTGTCTGTCGGTTGCTTGTCATTCTGCTTGTCGGTTGTCTGGTATAAATCGTATTTGACTACTGTAAATACGCTAAATTTGTTTGTTGTTTTGCTTGTCACTTCGCCTGTCTTTTTCAAATGCGAAATTGCTGTTCGAATTTCACGGTCTGAAAGCCCTGTTTCGTCCGACAATTTCCTGATAGATGTTACAAACGATCCACGTGGTATCGTTGTTCCTTTAAAATTTCCATCCTTCCAATTGGCTTTCAGCAACATATGGATAAACAGCCGGGTTGTATTAATGTCTGTGTACCACTCCCAATCCAGAAGTCCACGGCTCAGTTTTATGTAGTTGCCATCCACCAGATCACCCCGTTTCCAAGTCATTAAGCAAGTCTCTCAATTTCATTTTCGCCTGTTCCGGCGTAAGTTCTGTGATTGTGACCTCAATTCTCGGATTATCCTTATCTACAGAAACATCATGATAAAAATGAGGGATGCATCTGCGATTATCTTCTTGCAGCACCTTTGTTTTTGTGAGACTGTCCTGAATGAACTTTGTTGCGCAGGAGAGAATGTTGTCCCCATCTCTCCTGTTGTCTTTTTCAAAACAGTGGTAATAGATCAATACTGGCTTTTCAATATGTACTCCGTGGAGCTGCTGTCTGATACACCACATGATGTGATTCTCATTATCATTTTTTACCTTTCCGCCCTTATATGGGTTCGTTCGATTGGCTGCTGTATAATTGTTCAAGCCTTCCAAGCGCCCCGGAACTGTAAATTTATACTCCATCGGCACCGTCCTCCATTCTGATCTGCGCATTACAATCATTAATCTGCTCTGCTAAATATGCCGGAAGAGTGTAACAATCAATAAATTCGTGCGCATCGGCAAGATATTTACGTTTCAGTGCCTTGTAGCTTTTCATTTTTCCTTCATCATCGTAGATGCCAAACTCACGTTTTAGCTGATTATAGATATCGCTGAACACTTTTTTATGTACTTTGCTATCTCTGTAAGCTTCTGATTTCTTACCACCGAGCATTTCCACCGCCTTACGTCTGACGTGTGCGGAAAGTTCGTCTGATTCTGCTCCGAACAGCGGCATATCATTTTCAATGGAATATACTTTTTGCTCTACGGTTTCAACTTTCTGTTCCAACTCCACAGTTCCCTGTGCCAGCAATGCAATCTGTTCCAAGGCTGTGAGAGGTTTCTTAATTGCATCTTCCAACTCATGAAAACGATTGATATATTTTGCAGTGAACTCTGTACCTTTCACACCAGTGAGCTTGTGAGCAATAAATTCACAGCCTTTCTTTGTAACCAGATAGCAAGGTCTGCTCTGATTGTTATTATCTTTATATGTACTTTCCTCAAAAAAATCGCCCAGCGCAATCTTGCTCTCGGCAAATTGCTTTGCATATCTTCTGATATCTCTTAATAATTCTTTATGTTCTTTTCCGACCATATCAGCAACTTCTACTGATGTAATTGTTTTCTGTTCTAAATTCAAAACTTCTCCTTTCTCCCGGCACCATGGAAAGCACCGGGAAACCATGGCTTTCAAAATTCGTGATATATTATGAAATCCTCATGATGTTTTCTTTTAACCGCCGAGCAGTTCTCGACAGTCAGGTGTTTCAACCTATAAATAACTGCGTCCATACCTTTTACGGAAAAGCTCTCTGGCTTCATCTTCTGTGTGACCGGATGCCACACAACGCTTTTCCCATGCAAGCTGTCCTGCAATTTTGCTCAACTTTTCAGCGGTCGTATTATCATGGACACGCTGTGCAACAGGGCTTTTCGTGTGGCAGTACTCGCAAACCGGAACTTTTATTCCATCTTCCTCTGCAAGCTTTCTGAATCCATTGCCAAATAAAAGATGATGTTCCTCAGTGGTAGGTCTGCCACAGAAAATGCAGTTATCATTGTATTTTGTAACAATTCCGACTGTTTTCATTTATACCTCTCCCAGCAGCTCTGAATAATGAATAGGTTTCTTTAACACCTTTGTGTGCTTGCAGTAATCACACAATTCACACCGGATAGGTTCTACCGCACCGGATTTCAGTGCAAGAATCTTAGGTGTGTTCTGTTCCACCTCCACAAGCTTCTCATGAAGATGTTCATCATCGATCCAGATCAGTTCGATATCTGTTTCTTTTTCCTTAGACGCTGCTGCGATAAAGAATGGTAACCGCTTTCCAGTATTTCTATAAACAACTTCCTGGTACACTGCACCCTGAATGTCATATCCCCAATACTGAATGAAATCCATATAGCCGAAATCCTTTGTATATTCAGCCTTATGCAGTTCTCTCATAACTTTCAGATCCACAATCGCTTTATCTGCAATGTAGCTGTCCATCTTTATTTTCCACTTTGCGCCGAACATATCAGCGGTCATAATGACCTGCTTTTCTCCGGACATGAACTGCATAAAGGTTTCATCTCTTTCAATACGATTGATGATTTCCTCCGCTTTTTTGTAGTCTGCCTTTAAATCCCCGGACTTTGTAAAAATGGCAGGATTCTGTGCACGGAACAAGTCAAGGCTTCCCTCAAAATGTGAATCCACATAAGAGCCAACCAAAAGAGCTGTTGTCTTTTCAAGCTCCCACTCTCCGTTAAGTATTGCCATGGCCTGCGATTCACACGCTGGCTTTCCGATAGTTCCCATAAAGTTTTTATACTGGCTGACCGAGAGATACTCCCGATCAGCTTCCTTTGAATAGTAATTTTCATTATTCAGTAACATTATCAAATACCTCCGATGCTTCTTTCATAAGTTTCTCATTCTGTGGGCCAGAAAAAATATCTGGTACTACAGGTGCTGCAGCCTTTACAATATCCTCTGCTTCTCCTTCAACAGAACATCCCATAAGTGAATTTGGAATATGCACTCTTGCAAAAAATGCGGATGCACGGTAAGCAAGCATAAGTTCCGGCATGGTTTTCCATTTACTTCCGTTCTTTCCGTACCATCCATCATCTTTTGCCATCTGAATGGTTACCTCTGCACCATTTATGGTTTCTCCGGTATCTACCTTTTCAGCAGTTAAAAAACATCCCCAAGAATCCGTATTGCGTTCGCCAGTGTATACATGATGGACATTTTTAAATTTTCCACTTGCCATAATCATTGATGTGCAAGCCTGTCCACTCCACTGCGGCTTTCCCTGCACAACGTAAAGATTCTGCATAACCATCATTGGACTAACTCCCATGCGGTTTGCCATATCAACCGCAATCGTGCAGTCCATTGGCTTATTCTGATATGCCTGTGGCACCAGGGAAGATGATGCGAACATCTTCCCTATATTAAATAAATTCTGAAACGCTTCCGGATCCGAAAAAACATTTGTCGAAAGCTGTGTATTCTGCTCTACTGTCATAATCTCTGTATTTTCCATGATATATCCTCCTATAACTCAACTACTGTCATTGCATCTTCATCCGTTGTTCTGGTGGCAATGAACTGTAAGCCTTTCTCTTTGCATTTTGCATAAAGCTTTTCCCTAAGATCTGTTGCAAGCTTCTCCACTCCATCAATAAGGATGATGTTAAGTCCGTTTGGATTCTGCAAAGCAACGTCAATACATAAATCAAGCTTCTCTCCCTCTGACAGATTGCTTACTGGAAGTCCGTTAATAAGTGGAATACCATTTTCAACCGTGAGGCCCTCAATCGGGATTGTGCAGTTAGTGAGGATTTCTCCAGGAAGTGTTCTTGCTTTTTCAATTTTATCTGTGAGATCCTGTGACTGCTTTTTCATTTCATCAATCTCATTCTGCAGACTGATCATTCGCTTATACTCATTAATGTGGCTCTGCATTTCTTCAATGGTCTTTGCCTTATTCTGTAAATCCGAAACATCATTAGGCTGCTTATCTGCGTATTCTGCATACTCGGCTACTTCTGCATCAAAGTGAGCAACATTTGCTTTATATGTCTGCTCAATAACTTCAAGCTTGTCCTGTCTCTTAGATGAAAGCTGTTCCTTCTCTTTCTCATATTCCCTGATCTGCTCATTCAAAGATGCAACTGATTTGTCAATCTGATTAGCACGGTTACTGATTTCTCGGTCAAGTGCTGCAATCTCAATTTCTTTGTCAGCTTCGAATTTTCTGATTTTATTATCCCTGCTATCCATTAAAAGTTTTGCTTTCTCAATAGTCTGGTTCTCTCTCTGTAAACGCTCAATCTGTCTGTAAATCTCTCCGGCGCTTGCACTCTCCCATTTTTCAACATCATAGCCAGCCGGAATGCTGCTTGCGATTTCTTCTACAAATGCCTTTTTATTTCTGATATCGCGGTCAATGTTCCGGCGGTTCTGATAGTAATCGCCGTTTTCTGCCTGGATATCATTCAGTACTGAAAGAATGTTCTGGTCATAAGAAACCCATGCCGGGATTTCTCCAAACCATTCCTTGATTTTATTCATATCCCACGGATACTCGATCATGTCTAAAATAATGGCGTTCTGCTGTTTTTTATCCATGTTCATAAACTCAATAGGATTGAGTTGCAATGGTGTAAATAATTCTTTCAAAAAAGCTTCTGGACTTCCAACCTCCAAGCCGTCTCTTTTTACTGACTTATAAGGTGCTTTTCCTGTTCTGACCTTGCGGTCAATGGAAATCCCTGTGTCTGTCTCGACAATGATCTCCCCCTCTGATTCCCCTTTATGTACGATGTACTCACGATCGCTTTTATTCGTCAGTGCATACTTAATTGCATCCAGAACAGAACTTTTTCCTGTTCCATTTTTTCCAGACAGCTCAACAGATGTTCCGTCTGCTTCATACTCTCTGATTCCAAAAAGATTTTTGATTTTGATTTTTGTAATGTTCATTTTAAAAATTCCTCCAAACTCATTTGATAATATTTTGTTGATCTGACCATTTCAGTGACCTTTTTCTCGTTTTCCCGCCTTTTGGTCTCACCCGATATGCAATCATCACATTTACCGTTCTCACCTTCTCCGGCATCCATTGAACAATGGCAGATTCTGCATTCTCGTAAAAACATAATTTTCACGCTTTCCAATATTTAGTTTTCGTGTTACAATAAACGCAGAAATACTTTTGTATTTCCACGGTTAAATAGCACCTGTACTCGCCAAAGTTATCAGGGTGCTATTTTTTTGTCCTCAAATTCCCCAAGGAACTCAACATCTGCATCGAGCATTCCACCAATAAACATGATTCCAAGCCCTACCGCTATAAAAAATTTACTGATCTGCTTCATTCTCCACCTCCTCGTTGTCTGCTCTTGGTTCGATACCTAGAAACTTGTCCAGCTTTGCCCGGAAGATAAAATACTGATAATTCTTAACCTTTGCATTTGGTTTTATCACACTTCCGAGATCCCACCGCCCGGCTTTCATCTGCCGTCTGAGGTATTCCACGTTGCATCCAATCTCAGCAGCGGCTTCTTTTACTGTTAAGCGTTGGCTCACTCTTCATTACTCTCCTTTCTGTCCTACTTATTGGACTGTTGTTGTGGTATCTTCTATGCTCCGCTCCCCTTTACGCCACGTGTTCTCTTTCAATTAACGGAAGAATATCATCCTGTTTGAGGAAATCATAAAGAAACAGCCGTCCCTTCTGCGTCCAATAAGAATGCTCTTTAGAATGCTGTACTCCTTCGGAATCTGGATAATTATGCGTTTTCACTTTTAAATATCCATTTCCCTGATACTTCGAATAAAGAACCCATGTATCGCCCTGCTTGAACTGTATTCCCATGTCGTGAAGCATCGCATTGAACTTCTTTGCTGACATTCCATAGTCCTTTGCAATGACTGTCGTAGCAATTAAATCCTTGCACTGGAGAATCATGTCATAATAAGATGCTTTCGGTTGAAGCTCTTCGATAACTTTCTGCTGTTCCACAACCTGTCCACCAAGAAACTTGCATCTGTCTTTTAAACTGCTGATTGTCTGGTCTGCCATCTTTAATGCTCTGGCAAATACCTGCTCCGGTGTATTCCATGCCTTCTCCAAATCAATAAGATACTGACGCACTTCCTTGCCCTCTGGTGTTCTCTGAATCATGCAAATCTGTTTTGCCATGTCTACAGAGATTTCGTAATCTGTGGATGGTCTGCCACCATTTACAGTTTTACTCATTTTTGAGTAAAAGTCTGTTCCCTCTACAAATCCATATTCTGTCATACGTGGGAACCAATCATTAAATCTTGTTCCAATATTCAATTTTTGATATAACTCTCTTGCTGACACTGTCTGTGTGTCCATGTTGATGTTAATTAAATCATTCATTTTATTCTCCTTTCTTTAAAGTTGAATTTAATTCATCTTTTTGAGCAAAAAAAATATCATCTCTCTTTTTATTAGAAAGATTCAGTATTTTTTGCAATGCTGATATTTCAGATGCTTTAAACTCCGTTTCATTGTTAAGTTTCTTGTAAAAAGCCTCTCTTGATATTCCAATCTTTCTGGATAACGCAATAATTGTAATACCAGATTCGCTTATTGCTTCACTTAACATTTCACTATTTGTCAAATAATATCACTCCTTTCTTAGTTGAACCAAATTCAACATGTTGTTATAATACATCGTTGTTGAACGTTTGTCAACTATTTTTATCAAAAATGTTGAATAAAATTCTTTTTTATGTTATATTGCTATTAGAAAGGCGGTATTAATTATGACAATTCAAGAATTAATGGGATACAGAATAAAGGAATTAAGAATCCAAAAAGATATGTCTCAAACGGTTCTTGCTGAACTGGTTGGATATAAGGATAAAACATCAATTGCGAAAATCGAAGCCGGAAAAGTCGATTTACCACAAAGCAAAATATTGGCATTTGCTAATGCTTTGAATACTACACCTTCTTATTTACTTAATTGGTCAGATTCCAGTGATGAAAATGGAAAAAATAAAGTATACGTGGATGTCCAAGCAAAAAATGAACAAGAGGCTATTTATATTGCTATGAAAAACATGTTTATTGCTAACGGAAATAAAGAACAGGCAGATAGGCTTACAAAAGATGATGCAATACGTCTATATGAATCGTGTGGCTTTGATGCGGTAAAGAAAGTTGACAATAAATCTCAAACCATCGCAGCTCACTTTACTGGTGCCGAATATACAGATGAAGAATTAGACGAAATCAAACAATTTGCTGAATTTGTAAAAGCAAAAAGAAAGTAGCAGTCCAGATTATTGGACAGTTACTATAATATACTGGAGCGGGAGGTATCTAAATGAACACTTTTGAAGAATTGCAAGATGAAGCCTGCAAGGATGGTATAGAAGTTATAGAAAATTATCCATTCACCAGCGATCGAATAGAGGGGTTATATGTGGACAGCACAATCGCACTGAGTAAAGGCCTTACAACATGTGCAGAAAAAAGCTGCGTACTCGCTGAGGAACTCGGACATCATTACACCGCATCCGGAGATATTATAGATCAGTCAACCGCAGAGAATAGAAAGCAAGAACTTCGGGGCAGAATATGGGCTTACAACAAGCAGATCGGATTATCCGGATTATTGAGTGCCTATAAGCATCATTGCCAAAACGAACACGAAGTTGCTGATTTTCTCGGAGTTACCGATATATTTTTAAAAGATGCTTTAGTATACTACAAAAATAAGTATGGTCAATATACTCAGCTCGATAATTATATTATATTTTTTGAACCGGCAGTTGCTGTTATGGAATTAATTTAGTAATTTGAATGTTCCACCATATAAATTATCAACCAAAGGGAGAACTACATATGCATAAGGTTTTTTTTAAACAACTTCAAAAGTTAATTGGTGTATTTTTTCTATTAGAAACACTTATCGGCATCCTAATTATTGTAAAAAATATTACCAATATTATTCAGGTAATTGCCGCTGCAATAGTATCAATAATGTTTGGCACACTTTCATTCTTGCTTTTAAAAAATGATTCATCAAAAAAGAAAGTTAAAAATTCAGATGCAATATGCGCTGACAAGCCACAGGAACGAGATTATTCTAAGCAAACGGAATATGTCCAAGACGGTAACGTAATATACCGTGCAGATGGAAAAAAAATCTCTGATGAAGAAGTGCCATACCTTATGCAAGTAGGATACGAAAATGCTTTGGCTGAGGAGAAAAATAGTTCCAACCCAAAGTTTCATAGATCATTTAAGGAAGATGAATTATCTTACTCTTTTGAAAATAAATACTATAACGAGATTGCTAAAAGAATAGAAAAATTTGAAACCCCATACCATAATTCTTTTTCAGAACAGGACTTGTCGAAAAAAATTATGTTATTGGAACAATCTATTACGGAATTCGATAAATGTAAAAATTTCTGCTATTCAAAAGGAAAAGGCGGCACAATCTATTTTCAGGACATGTATGAATACTTACACAATACACATAATGAGTGCTTTTCTTACCGAGATATGATTTTAGGTAGTCTAGAAGAATGTTATTACGAACGAGACGAATTGATTCCTGAAATAAAAAATGTAATTTCCGATCACAATGGAATATTACAGAAAAACATCTATGCAGAATTGCCAGATTTTCAAAGAAGCGACATTCAACGCATGCTCCGCAAGTTAGAAAGCGAAAATGTAATAACACGAATAAAAAAATCTGGCTCTTATGAATTACACCTTAATTAAAAATTATTATTAGGAGGTCTTTATGGGATTACTTGATATATTTCGAATTTCTCAAATAAAAGAGGAAAATGAGCGTTTAAAATCTGATAATGCAACTCTACAAGCTAAAATAAATTCTCTAGGAGTAAATGAATACTACGAAACCAAACAAAAAATTGAAGAACTAGAACATGAAGCTTCTACCTCTTTAGAAAAAACAAATTTGGATATTGCATCAAATAACACAATTATTTTCAATTTAAGGCAAGAAATTTCCGAACTAGAAGAAAAAAATTCTAAACTTCAAAAATCAGTTGCTTCTCAGGAACGGAAAGTATCAAAATGTAAAGAACTATATAAAAGTATTGATTATGCAATTAATAATTTTTTTAATTTAGATATTCCATATAGCAATTGTAAGCTTTCCACCAAAGATTTTGATGATCTAGAACTTATTTCACCTTCTGTCACATTAAAATTACATTGTATGGATGTGAAAAGCTTAAGAAAAGCGTATAAAGAAAATGAAAAACAAATATCTAAATTACTCGACCAGTACTCCTCACGTTATACAACTAAAGCAAATAAGTCCATTTACAATCTAATGGTCATAGCTTTACGTGCTGAAATTCAAAATATTTTATATAATTTGAAATATGAAAAACTTGAAAAATCCATCGATGACGTGAAAACTATTTCGGCGAAATATCTAAAAATTGCAGGAGAAGGAAACCAAAGTATAGCTGGTACTTTAACAAAGTTCATTGGCGAAATTGAATATCTTTTTATAAATGCTGTAAAAATTGAATACAACTATTATGTAAAAAAAGAACAGGCTCGTCAGGAACAGCTTGCTATACGTGAACAAATGCGCCAAGAAGCTGAAGAACGAAAAGCTCTGGAAAATGAACGTAAAAAAATTGCTAAAGAAGAAGAAAAATATAATAATGAAATTTCAAAAATCCAAGAAACTATTGCTCAAACCACTGATCAATCAGACTTAGAAAATTTAAAAGCAAGGATTCTTGAATTACAAGAGCAATTGGGACAAGTAATTATTAAAAAAGAAGAAATTACCAATTTACAAAATGGTAAAGCCGGTACTGTTTATGTAATCAGTAATCTTGGATCGTTTGGAGAAGATGTATTCAAAATCGGTATGACAAGACGCCTTGATCCACAGGATCGTATTAATGAACTTGGAAGTGCCAGTGTTCCCTTTAAATTTGATGTACATAGTTTTATCTTCTCTGATGATGCTGTCTCACTTGAAAACAAAATGCATCAAATATTAAATGATAGACGAGTAAATAAAGTAAATCTTCGAAAAGAATTTTTCAAGATATCAATCGATGAATTAGAGACTTTGGTCGAAGAAATTGATCCTTCTGCGGAATTTAATAAAACAATGATTGCAGAAGAATTCAGACAATCTATTTCTTCTGATGAAGTTTACAGTTCAGATTATTCCTTAGATGATGACCCAGAAGATGAATAATTAAAATTGCCTCCAGTACTGGAATACCAGAGGCAATCCTTCTGAATGATACAGAAGTTCTCACAAAATATATTGTATCATTCGGAGCAGCCAACCGCAAGCGGAACAGATGTTCTCTGCTGGCTGTTATTTTTATACTCAAAAATAGAAAGGATGGTACATATGGCACGAAGAAAAAAACACCAAAAGCTCCCAAATGGGTTCGGATCAATAAAATATCTCGGCAAAGGACGCTATAAGCCGTATGGCGTATATCCACCAGTAACTGAATACACCTCAAAAGGACCTGTCACACCGAAAGCTCTCGCCTACGTTGAGACATGGGATGAAGGTTATGAGATTCTGGCAGCACGAAAGCTGGAGAACGAAGGAAAAATCAAAATACAGAATGGCGTTTATATTGATCGCACACCGACCTTTAAAGAAGTATATGAAGATTTCTATAAAGAGAAGTACCGTAATGAGCTACGTAACGGAAGTAAAAAGACTTCTTCCATGTCTTCAACGCAAGTAGCGTTTAAAAATTCTTCTGCTTTACATGATATACAGTTTGGTCAAATTAAATATAAAGACTTACAGGATGTTCTTAATGCTTGTCCTCTTAAACATTCCTCTCTGGAATTGATTGTGTCTCTGATGCACCAGATGTACAAATATGCCATTAAATACGACATAGTGGATAAAGACTACTCTTCTGCTTTATTTATTCCTATACCGGACGATGACGAAAGTGGTGTACCATTCACTGATGATGAATTAAAAATATTGTGGAAAAATAAAGATGATTCCGTTGTCCAAATGCTATTAATCATGTGTTACAGCGGATATCGTATCAAGGCTTTCACAAATATGGAAACTAATTTGGATGGAAAATATTTTAAGGGTGGAGTTAAGACAAAAGCTAGTAAAGAAAGAATTGTTCCTATTCATTCCTGTATTTCCGATATGGTAAAAGCTAGATATAATGGTAAGAATCTGCTTGGCTGCTCTGTGCGGGACTTTCGTAATAAAATGTATAACACTCTTTCTTCTCTCGGAATTGCAAATGCTGCAACTGGAGCAAGACATACACCACACGATTGTCGTCACACTTTCTCCGCACTTTGCGAACGATACGAAGTCAACGAAAATGATCGTAAACGAATGATGGGGCATTCCTTTAAAAGTGATATTACTAACGCCAAATATAGTCACAGAACTATAGAAGAATTAAGAGAACAGATTGAGAAAATAAAAACACCTTTTATAATATAATGACTGTTACTAATTTGTTACTAATACATAAAAAGAATTACCAATTAAAAATAATAAATACGGACACGAAAATAGCCGGCAGATAAACTCTACCGGCTATGGTTTTATAATGATTCAAGACCTACTTTCCATGTATTCTTTCCAACAATTCCATCCGCTGTCAATCCGTGGCTTCTCTGCCAGGTCTTGGTCGACGCTTCCGTACCGCTGCCGAAATTACCGTCTGCTGTCACACCAATGATGATCTGCCATACCTTAACAACATTTCCTTTACTGCCTTTTCTGATCGTAGTCATATTATAATCCTCACTTTCTGATTTTGATGTATTTGTTGCTGCCACTGCTTTATTAAATAAAGCCTGCTCTGCCGACCTACGTCTTTTAAGTCCTGCAAGCACTTTACCATTTGCTTTACAGTACTGTGGCATTGCTACAGCAATCTGTGATGCGTTTCTACCTGCACAAAGCTTTTTAAGGTTGCCAGCTCCACAATTAAATGCAAACGACACCAGAGCATCAAACTGATTCTGGTTGAGATTTGCAATGATTGGCACATACGCTACACTGTTGACGTAGCTCTCGAACTTTGCACAGTCCTGTTTCAAGTAAGTCTCTGCCTGCGTCTGTGTAATAGTCATACCTTTTTTTACTCCAGCGGTATGTCCATAACCAATGGTCCATACTCCGGCAGCACACTGATAAGCAGATAACCGACATCCCTCATACTGCTTAATCAGATTAAGACCTGCCTGTCCAATTTTTCTTTTTTTCATTATTATTCCTCACTTTCTACTTCTGGAATGCCGGCTACTGATGTGAGCAATGATGCAAGGCCAGCAACTAATGCAGTCTGTAGCATCAATGACCATGCTGTTTCATCGAATGCTCCGATGACAAGCATTGTACCGGCAACTTGTGCCATCGTCTTAACAGCTCTGATTCCTGCTGCTTTGAACCATTTCTTTGTACTTACGCTTGGTTTTAAAACTGAATTTTTTAACATATTATTTTTCTCCTTCCAAATCTGCGATTCTGTGATTAATTACCTTAATTTGTTCCTCTATGACCGGGACTCGCTGCGCAAAATTATTATGTAAGCGCACCTCGCGCGTTAACTCGTCAATTTTGCAGTCTGTGACCGCCTGCGCGGTCTGAAGCTTCTGCTCTGTTTTTTTCTGCCCCGAACTGACTGTAAGCACTGTTCCAATTAAAGTCAGTCCTCCTGCCACTAAAGCAGATATAATCGATTCCAAATGACCAACCTCCCTCTTTCTTTATAAAACCATTATAAATCCGCCAAGCCTTGTATTTGTGCCATTTTGCAACGTAAAAAGCGCCAGACAATTAATCTGATAGACTAATCATTCGGCGCTATGGCACTGCTTTATTTTGTTGCTATTATTATACACCACAATTCATATATATCAAATATTTTAAACCGCAATTCTGTGATTTTAAGAAAATGTACTGATTATCTGAATTTACATTTGCAAATTATTACCTTATAATTTTTTTGAGAGAGTCATCTACGAAATTGATTTAAAAAATACCTTCCCAGATGACTTTTCTCCTCCCATCGTGTTATACGAGCCGGAATTATCCGGATCTTTTTATTTTACCATATTGCATCACTGGAACCAGAGTTTAATAAATTTTTTTTCCACATTTTACACATAACCTTGTTATATGTTCTTGTCCAAAAAATGACCACATTTCATTTGTATTTACATATTCATGTTTACATAACAACTGCCTAAATACATATTTTATCATAATCATGCCCTCGGAATAATGACAGCCCACTTATCGTTAACATTATCATATTTTAACAATCCTTCAGTCGAAATTGCATAAATCTGAAAATCATCGATAAATAAAAGCATAGTTGATGACTTATATGATTTTGAATCACTATAATCTATGACAGTCACATATAAAACATTATTCTGCTTTGCATAAGAGTTATAAAGCTGAGCAAGTGTCAGCGTCTTCGTTTCTTTTAATGGCAAATGAACAATATTTAACGAGTTTCTCGTCCTTGCAACGATTGCATCCGTACTTAATTTCTGGGAAACCACATCACGCTTTTCTGTTATTCCGCCTCTCGTAATAGTAGGTTTCATTTTGACATTTTCAAACGAAGCAGTTGCCGTGGAAAGCCAGACGCTAATATATTTTATTTTCGTGTATTTTCCATCAATGTTATTAATTTCAACTGGAGAAGTTACATAAAATGTTTCAAGTTCCGAATCCTTCGCCCGCTCAAATGAGACTGCTAATGCCACTCCAGATGCGCTAGGTCGATTTTCGAAGTGAGGATCCATACTGTAAATGTCATTATATAATGGAATATTTTCAAAATTATCATGAATTAATCTAAATAATACTTGATTTGTTTTTGATGGAATTTTTCCATTGCTTCCGATAAGTAAAGATCCATCATTTTTAGCTTCCACCGTTGTTAACGACGAACTGTTAAATGACTTCGCATAACTGCCTGTGCTTGTTGCGCAATATGGAAATGGAATTAAATTCTCCTTTATAATCGTTAAACTCTGGGAGACATCCTCTATCGCTTCTTTATTATTGACTATTGCTCCTGTCACGGTTCCGTCACCGATACCAGATATATCAGTGGTTCCTAATTTTTTAGTATTACTATTTGCCAAATCATAAGCAGCTTTTACAGCTTTTGGCGTTGCCGCCACTCCAGCAGTTGAGGCACTTGTACTTGATGTGCTGTCTGATAATTTGACATGTCCCAGAACGGAACTGGTAGCTTTAGATGTTATATGACTTATTAATGTACTAACCGCCTTTGCAATCTTTCCAAACGCTACAGTAATCATTTCTCCACTATGCAGATCTGACATGGCTGTAGACACTTCATAAGCCGGCTGCTTTAATCCATTAATCTCACGATCAATAATGTCCATGTTTTCATTCTGCACATTAATATCATAAAATTCATCCTCTGACGGCTTTGTTAAATTCAAATTTGTTGTTTTACTAGACATTCGTCAACACTTCCTCTCTCACTTGTTTCTGTGTGTATACTGCCAACTGCGCATGCGTGTAATGCGAAAGTATTTCATGCGTATTAAACATACTAACCGAAATAACCATATTAGCTGGCACAACACGTCTTAACATATCACACACATCCTGGTAATTATTCTCATTGCCTAAAGCTAATTTAACATTGAGTAAATATTTATCTGCGCTTAGAATCAGGCGATACCCATTCTCTCCGCACATTCTTTTTAATTGCTGTTCCAATACCGGCAGTGTATATGGAAGCTGTTCATTCAATTTAACCAAAATTCTAAATTTTCTCTCATCCAGCGTATCTGTCTTTTTGGGAATAATTCCAAGAATTTTCTCCATACGCTCTATACCGATAGTAGATGAATCTGATACAAATTGATCATTCAAGACATTTTCTGCTTGCGGCCAGACTATTTCAAATTCTGGCTGTTCGGCTTCCATAATTGCTTTTATTTCTTTATATACCGTCAAATATGGTGGCAAATAATCTATTATCTTACGCCCCATCCGTCACACTTCCTCTCACAGGAATGGAATTGGATTCCAATATTAAATTCTCTGCATTTCCATTTATTTTTGTATTTGAAATATCAATTACTCCGGCACAGTCCAAGATTCTTGTCTCAATTTGGCTGATTCGTACAATTAACTGATCAGACGACGCCCAGTTTTTTGCAAGTTCCTGAAAATAAGCATCAATAGCTTTTTCAATATAATTTCCAGATGTTTTCCAACTCCACCCTGTCTGATATACGATATTAGTTTCTATCTGTATCTCCTTTTTAGCCGCGCCATCTACCGTTACGATATGTCCGATTGGAGCTACCGAATCAATCTCTTTTTGTACTTTTCCTATCAATGTGATTGTAGGCACTGTATAATCTGATGCAATAATAGTTAACTTTACAGTTCCTCCGCCATTCCAGATAGGTGTTACTTTTACCCCACCAACACCTTCTATAGCGTTTGTTTTCTGCTTATAGTCTGTAATGTTGCCTCCATATGCCTGGCTCACAAGAGTATCAAAGTATCTCGATCTGAGATCTTCATCTGATTCTTCATTTTCTCCCGGAATTAAAATAGCTGTGATCTCTGCTGTTTCTAATCCGTTAATATAGTCAATTGGAATCAACTGACCAGAAATTCCATTGGGAAGGCTTCCTGCTGTCTCACACACCATCTCGTACACACCATTTCCAATCGGTTCTTTAACTGTATAATTGTAATCTCCACAATTAAATCGCAAACCAGACAAATCCAAGTCAGTCGGTTTAAAAGTTCCCTGAACAATCGCATGTGTTGCTGGCTGTCTTGTGATTCCTCTTTCCATGCATCTTTTGTCCAGATAAACTCCTTGACAAGTATCTGCAAATGTCTGGTCTAAAGCTGTCTCTAATTCAGTATAAAGAATAGACATTTCAAATGCTGCCGGTGCAAGTGCATCAAATATAATCGCACCCTCACGCTTATCCAGTGCATCTGGCACACGGGACAACATGCGTTCCATAATCTTTTCATATGTCATCTCTTCGAACATTAAACACTCACCTCTTTTTCCATCTGAAAATCACCAAAAATGGTGTGTACTGAAAATGTACACACCACCTCATGTTTTTTACTTGTATCAAATTCAAATTGATCTACCGAATTAATTCTTTCATCTTGCAACAATGCTTCTTCGATTCGCCTGGTTATCTCAGGACATGCATATGTTACTGATTCGCCAAATAAATCCACCAATTCTATCCCATAATTCCATGAGTATATCGGGTAGACATATCGTTCTGTACATAATATCTTATATACCACCTGCTTCATTGCTTCAATGGTATCCACCGTACCTCTAACGCTTTCACTGATCATTCGATAATTTTTACTCGGCATATCCTCTTCATTTATTTCTGTAAGCAACAAATTATTAACACTTGGGATCATATTTACACCGCCTTATCCAAAATAATATAACTTTGACCGCCCTGGATTCTTGCAAGGATCACTTTATCTCCTGTTTTTAATGCATTATGGATTACTATTTTTTTCGTCCCCTTTTCATATTCCCAATCAACATCAACAGACATCTCATGGTTTGTTACATTACGCGCTAAGACAAGTTGTTCTTTCCCAAGTATAAGCTTCTGGTCTACTTTAACTTTTAATGGAGATACGCTTAATACTGTTCCTTCATAAAATCCTGCTGGTCCGGCGGAATTTACTGCATCTAATGCTGCTTGCTTGATCTGTTTGATCAATCCATCAAATTCAGACAAAATCACCACCCCTTAATGTCAAATTCATAAAATTCTCATTTTCTCTAAAAACATGCTTACACGATTCCACCAACATCATAGACTGAACTTTTGCAACTCCTAAATCCAGAATAACAGGTAATAAACATCCTGCCCGGACTGATACATCTCCTATTGCATTCGTAATCTGAAATGATTTTGATTTTCTGTTATACAATTGCAATAAAGATTCAACTTTTTCTTTGCCATTTTCACCCTCAGATAACTTATCGTAATACTGCAGCATTCCCCACTCATTCATTTTAGATGAATCCTGCGCAATATATACATCTCTCTGTCCGGTGTTCTTATTGTCATAAACAAGCTTTATTTTGTTATACGTCTGATCATCAATGGATGAGCTATATTTATAATTTTCTCCTGTTTCAGAATCAATCAAAATATTAACTGCCAAATTTGCAATATTTTTCAGTGACAATGAGCCGAAATCATCATATAAAACATACATTTCACCAACATTCATTAAAGTCTGATCCAGACAATCCTGCATGATGTCAAATAAAGATTTTCCGTCTTCCACAAGGGATGGTATTACATAACCGGTATCTTCCACATCTCCAGTCTGCAATTCAAAATCTGCAGCTATCAGCTCTAAAACTTCACCGGCTGTTTTCCCATTAATCACATAAGTATCCTTATTTTTAAAATACCGCAATTGATCATATGCAGTAATCGACAGCACCGGTTCCTTGTCCTTTTCTATTTTAAAAATAAAGCCATAAAACACATTTAATCCATTCCAGCGCAATCTCACTGGATTACCCTCTGTGACATTTAATTTGCTGTCATACATACATTTAAAAGTTAACTTTCCCGGTGATCCATACCTTTCAGTTTCCCATTTAATATCCTCTAGTACGGCGGGAAAATACACAGTATCTCCATTCTGGATTAATAATTCTGCTGACATTTTCCCTCCTATACCGGAATCGTAAATACTTGATTTGGATATATCAAATTAGGATTGCTGATTCCATTTGCATTTGCAATTTTCATATAATATGTTTTTGATCCACTTCCATAAAACTTTTTTGCTATTACACTTAGACAGTCACCCTTTTTGACGGTATAAGTGGTTGGCAAACCATTAGATGGTGCTGTTGATGTATTACGAGAATTTTTCACCTTTGCTGTTGTCTTTCTCTGCGTAATCGATAAAATAGCTGTTTTCGTTCCATATTCCTTATACTGCTTAAGCTTTATCGATACAGTAACGTCTAAACCGTTCTTGCTTTCTTCCACAATGTTATAATTTTCAAGTGATACTTTCATATTCGTATCAAATAACATCTTTCCGTTAGGAAATGCTCGTGTAACGATAAATTGAAATGGCAGTTTACTTTTTTTCAATGTCTCTATAGCATTCAGAAAGGCCTCTGCTGGCTGATAGCCATTTTTATAAACTGCAAAACCATATTGAACATTCGGTAACAGCGCATCAAATTCAATTTCTGTCAAACTGGCAGATTTCAAAACATTAATTTCACCATCATTTATAAGGTTATATGTTTTATTCTGTCCACCAATTTTAAGAGTGAGCTTCGATGGTGCAACCGGCAACAATGTTTTTCCTAAATAAAAATAATATGCCATTTTATGAATGCACCCCCTCTGCTGCTTGCTGCAATGCTTCTGTTACTCCATTAGCCAAATATGAAATCACTCCATCAAGATCTGTATCCTGGCTTACTGTATTTGTAACCCCTCCCATATTTACATTTACACTTGCTGTTGTAAAACGATTAATGACTTCCCGCTCTGCAAGGTCTCTCATGTACTCCAAATTTTCATTGCTGATATCTACAGAATCTGCAATTGCACTTGTATCTTTCGAAATATCTCCCAACGTTGAAGCCATTCCATCCGATGCAGAATCATATCCAGCGGAAGTAAGTAAATCTGAAAAACTGTCTGTAGATAATCCGCCGGAAAAAGCAGAAGATATTTTATCATCAATTCCTTTTCCGAAATCATAACCACTTTGATACGCATCACCATAATTTATACGGTCAAGCGTGTAGTCTTCTGGATTTAACTGATTTGATGCTGTTCCTCCCGCATCTTCAATTTTAGCGTCGATTTTTGCCTGTATTGTATCCTGAAAACCACTCACTGCATCAGCAAGACTAGATCCAAAGATTGTATCTAGTAATTTTGCCGCGCTTTCAACAACACTTATGATGAAATTTAAAAGAGACATAAACATGGTTTCAATAGCAATAATCGGATGCTCAAAAACAATTCCAAGAGATGCTGCGAAATTTGCAATTAAATTCCACAGACCAACTCCGGTAGTTATAATCTTGTTTATCCATCCTATCAAAATATTTCCAATCAGAGCACCGGCTGTAGCGATAACTCCACATATAACACCTGTCGCACTGATAGTTGTACCCTGTACCTTATTAATTGCTGCAATGACCATATAAATTACTGCTATCACTGCAACTATGGCAAGTACAATCCATGTAAGCGGACAAGCATATAAAGCAGCGTTAAATGCAATCTGTGCCGCAGATGCTCCGGTTGTAGCTGCCGCTTCTGCTGCTGTAGCTGTTCCATGCGCAACCGCTCTTATCGCAGCAACCAATTTTAATCCGTTGGAAACTGCTTCATACGCATTATGCATTATAAGCACACCATTATAAAATGCCAGTGCCAATGCTACACTATAAATAATTGGGCTGATGATGGACCAGTTATCAGATACGAAAGCGGCTCCCTGAATCAGCGTATTAACCACACTCAGTGATACATTTGCAAGTACAGCCATATCATTTATTGCAGTCTGCGTAAATTGTTTAAATTCCTCACTATTCGCAATCTCATTAATTCTCTGTAATACCGGTTGGAATTTCATTAATGCTGTATTTTGCATAGATGTCCAAATCTGCGACCATGTCATAGGCATATTATTAAACTTGTCGTTGATCTCATCAGAAGCAGAAAAGATTGCCTGTTTTACAATATCAGCCGAAATCTGTCCCTCCGACGCCATCTGCCGGATTTCTCCGATTGGGACTTCGAGATAATTTGCGATCTCCTGTATAAGGTTCGGAGCCTGCTCAAAGATACTATTAAGCTCATCACCACGAAGGACGCCAGAGCCTAATGCCTGTGACAACTGCAACATTGCATTTGAAGCTTCTGTCGTGGATGCGCCGGCAATTACCATCTCTTTTTGTACAAGATTTGCAAAATCAACGACCTCTGCCGAACTGCTAAAAGCATCCTTCGCATTATTTCCGAATTTTGCAACGACTGCTGACATATCTGCAAATAAACCTCTGGCATCCTGCGCAGACGCATACACTAGATTAAATAAATCTGACGTACTTTTTAAATTTCCTCCTACAGATTCGAAACCATTATTCATCATTTCAAGACGTGCCGTTATTGCTGTCAGTTCGTCTGATGTATCAAGAACATTTTTTAATGTCTGTACTGTTGCTACAGTTGCGAGTATACCTGCAGCTTTTCTAAATGCATTTTCCAATCCACCAGCAGAACTTCTTGCCTTTTCTGTCTGTTCCTGCATTTCCTGTATCTTATTATTTGATCTATCTAACTCATCCTGTATATCCTGAATCTTTCTTTCATATCCATACAATTCCTGCGTGATTGCCTGAATACCAGCAGAATTAAATGCAGAATTAGTTGCCTGATCTGTATCATGCAATGCATCCGTTGTGCTGTATAAAGCGGCTGTGATACGATTTAATGGTCCTGTCATCTTATCAGTTATCTCAATAGCTGTTCCTATCGCCATAAATCCACCAACCTTTCATGAGCATAAATATAATTTTAATACTCTTGTTATTTTGAGCTATGCTTCATTTTTTCTTCCTGCCTTTTTTCAGCTTCAATCCTCAAATCAATTGCCGCATAAATAAAAGCACGCTCATTTTCATCTAGTTCCATTAATCTGGACGGCAATATATGAAGCTTATGCAATGCATAATATGCATAATTGGCTTCACTATCGCCGCCTTCTATTAGTTTTTTGCCTCTTCCACCTTATCATTCATGGTTTCATCTAATCCGTTGTATTCCTGGACAAATTCGACAAAATTGTTATACTCTGCCGGATCATCTACCATTTCTTTCAAAAGATCTGATGCAGTTTTAACTCCATAGGAATCCTGTAACTCTGCATTATAAAGATCTGGGTATACTACAGCTGAAACGAGTAATTCTGCTACATATTTAGAAGAATTTACTTTTGGTCGCATAACACCCGGTTTTCCGGTGACTGGAACATCTATTGTGCATTTTTCTCTGATAGCTTCTGTTTCTTTTGTTGATAAAGCTTTAATTTCCCATTTTAACGGTTCTCCATTTTCATCGCATAATGATTTTGTTGCAGCAAAAAATGCATTTTTCTTTTCCTTTTTGTTCTTTTTCAAAAAATATGCTAAATTTCCCATATCACTTACCTCATTCTTAAAATATAAAGGCAGACACTGCATGATCTGCTAATTGTCTGCCTCAACTCTTTACATATATTCTGGATCTGTATATCTCTCTGGCGAATCAAAATCCATTGCATATCCTTCAATGGTCTGCTCTACAAATTCGCCGTCTGCGTCGAACATCGATAAAAGAACATCTCCCTCAATTACACACTGCTTATATACCTTCGTGCTCCGTCCCATACAAGTTGCTGAATCGCTACTCGTTACCTGGCATTCAAAGGTTGGCAATAAGCCTGTATTCTTAAATTCCTCGATCAATTTATCAAACATTTCACTGCATTTATAAACTGTCATTGAGAATTTAATGGTAAGTCCGACCGCTTTTTTACCATCAATCAATGCACCTAATCTTGTCACATCGGCATTTTTGACATTTGCTTTTGCTTCAAATTTTTTTGCATTAAGCATAGAATAACGTCTTCCATTAATTGTGCAAAAAAACTCTGCCTGTTTTGCGCTTGGTGCATCCTGCGTATTCATAAACTGTTTCGACATGCCCATCTTCCTCCTGTTACTCAATCATTGATTTCATGTACAATTTTTCCATTGTATTAATAATGGTAATTGCACTGTTAATAAGTACTGATTTCTTTGTATCGCCCTGTTCTACAGTAATATCTTCTGGGTCAAAATCTTCGATTGCATTGATATCGCTTAACTGCTGATCAATTTTCACAATATCTGACCATAAACTTACTCTTCCCGATTTGTCATTCGGAACCTTGCCAAGATATTTGGAAGCAAAAATTGAAGCAATGGAATCTGCTCTTGTGTCGATGACGCGGATTGTCTGATTATCCTTGAAAATATCGCCCATTTCGTCTGTAATGCTGGTAAAAGAATTGATATCCTCAAGAACATGAACCTCTGTACCCACCTGATGTAACACCCATTCGCCTTTTCCCAAAGCTTCTGTAAGTTCATCCTGGGTAAATTCAGTGTTAATGCTTAATTCGCCATCATATTTCATATTCGTTGCAGACTTATTTACAGCAGTACCGGCAATAACACCTGTAGCCCAATACACAAGTTCTGCACTGTTTTTCACATTTACACATGAAATCGAATCTGCCGAACTATAATCGTGCATAACCACCTGTAATCGAATGCCTACATCATTTCTCAATCTGTCTGCAAAAGCGGCATACAGTCCTTTTACTGCACTTTCAGATCCAGCATATCCAATTGCATTCACATCTGGATAAGAACTGATTTTATCCAAAAATGCCTGATGATTTGATGTCGATGCAGTACCGTTTGTTCCACCGCTTAATGCCGTCGCTGCCGTAACAGACAATTCAGCGGATTTTTTCCACACAACAAAATCATTGTCAATAAGCTCTGATGCTTTTGAAACTGTCTGGCTGTCCATTTTTTCAGTTCCAAGATACAGTAACACATCGAATTTTTCACCATCATCCACATTTGTCTGAATAACAACCTTAAGGTCATTTCCCTTTTTGCCTGTATATTTTGCTTCCGCAAATGTATTTGAAGCTTTTACTCCCCCAGAAGTAACTTTATATACATATACTTTGGACGCATGTTTGAAAAGTTCTCTTAATGACAACATTTCTGCTGCATCATAGTCGAATCCAAATATTTTTTTACTATCCTTCATGAAATCCGAAGCTGTGACACCAATCACCTTATCATCAGCACCCCAGTCCAGTTCCAACGCCATTGCAGCTACGCCTCTGTCTGATAACGTTGCTGATGCAATTGCTTTTGAAATGAACTGAAAATAAGCCCCCGGAAGTACTTTATTCTGTGTTAAATATGTTCCTCCACCTAATGCCATTATTTTCCACTCTTACCCTTTCCATAAAACGAATCAATCATCTTATCAATTTCTTCTGTTGAATAATTTTTATCATTGTCCAGATTTCCAACCAAAAAATCTCTGTACTTTTTATATCTCATGGAACTTACAATCTGTTCCTTTGAGAATAAAATCTTTTCTGGTTCTTTTTTTGTTTCTGCCATGTTATCCTCCTTTACATCACTTTTGTGCTTTCCTCAAACTGCATCATGCTTTCTAATTCCTCTTTTTTGAGCAAAAAGAGATCATATGTAATCTGAAAATGTAAAACTCCATCCACTACATTTCCACTTACATTACTGCCATGTATAATCTTATCCTCTACAATAATATCACCGAGGCATTCAATTAAAGTCTCATAGACGGTATTACATTCATCCACAGGCTCATCATCTGATTTAGGAAAATAGTCAATCACAAACGGATAATATCGTCTTGAGCGAACTTTTCCAGTCACTTCCACACTTGGATTCAGACACATAACAGAAAAACACGGATTTCTTAATCCCTGCTCTACCAATTCTGTATACACTTTAAAATGTGCTGAATCATATTCTGTCCTGATTGCTGTAATAATACCATCAATTACTTTTTGTATCATTTCATCGCGTCCTCCAGAAATTTTTGCAATTTTCGTTCTAAAATCTGTGGTGTAACGGTTCTTAATTCTGCTTCTGAAATTGTTAACATGAATTTTCCCGGAACCCATCCCTGATGATTTCGTTTTCTGTGACCGTATTCCACATATGCAGCATATTCAACAGGATTTATAATCTCGACTCTGAATGTATTACCAATACGATCAATTTTCATTGAATTTGCATATTCTTCTGGTTTTTTACCATTTCCATTGCCATTTACTGCCTCTTCATATGTTTCCGCTGTCCAGCCACGCCTGAGTGTACCTCCTTTTTTGGGAGTGACCTTCTTTTTATATTTATCTCCCTTTTTATGGTATTTCGAATCTCTTTTTGCTGTTACTTCAATTTCTTTTGAATAATTCCCAGGCTTAGTACGCTTTATTACTTTTTCTAATAATCTGGCAGCCAATTCTTTACAGCAGGCCTTCATAAATTCATCTTTCTGCTGTTTATTCAGATCCTCGATTTTTCTTGTGAAATCCTGTAATTCTTTATACTTTACGCTCATTATGACCACTTTTCCTTCAATTCAAGAATAACTTCCTGATGTGTTTCATATACCGCCGGCTTACCGGAGCTTGCATAATCCGTTGTGACACCATTCTGCGTTACCGATATCTTTGAACCTGGTTCTATGATTTTCTCCGGTTTTAAAAATAACTTTACAGTTTGCGTTTGAATTGAAGCTCTATCTCCTTCCTTGGTAGATTCCTTACTATTAAAAGAAAGTCTGCAAGGCTCATTCTCTAAAATCACAGTGTTAGTAAATCCTGTCGATCCATTAGGCTTCTCACATTCTGCACGTTGCGTCACGGTGCATCTTCCATCATATGTGCTTTCAATGATTTTTCTTACCATGTTCATGTGAACACTACCTTCCTGTATCGGTTTAAAGATGATTTGTAGTTTTTCATGAGACTATCTGTAAATGATGCAGATACAGTGCCAAATGATGTAGAAGTATCACCGATTTGAGCCGAAGAAACTCTTTGTGGTGTCTCTAATTCTCCCGGCTTTTCATTTCTGTAAATATCCATTGCCATGCGCAAAACTGTTGTTTCTAATTCTACTGGTATTTCATCAATGTGACAGTAATTTTTCACAATTTCTTTTGCGTTATCCAATGCAAACTCTACACATATTTCTATGCTCTGCTCATCGACATTTAATCCAAGAAGTGCTAACAGCCTTTCGGCTGTCAGCTTGCTACTTCCTTCCATGATCATCACCTACCCAATTTTGTGTTTAATAGCAACAATTCTAAGCTGTTTTGACTCATATACAGGTTTCCAGTTCTCTGCCATCGCAAGTTCTGTACGAAGTGGTGTTTCCACATGATCACGTTTTGCTCCAGTGTATGCAATTCCTCTTGGATGTAAAATAAATGCTTTACGGTTAATGAGATAATCAATACCAGCACCGGTCTGTTTATCACGATCCGTCTCGGTAGCCACAAACCCAACAGGAGAACCATTACCATATGCTACTGCGCCATTTCCAAAAAGATATGTAGTGTACACACCTCCGGCACCTACTGGGCATCCGTCATCTACAGTTACACGTCTACCCTGATAGGTATCAAACTCTACATCCGTAGAATCACGCTCTGTCTCAATGAGATTCAGTTTCTTCAGATAAGACTTTGTTGCTGAATGCATTGCGACGCCAGATAACTGTGACTGTGCATCACCAAGCAACTGACATGCATCAATAAATGCTGACGCACTGATCTGCTTTGCTGCTTCTGTCTTACCTGCAGTAAGATCAAGAATATGATCTTTCATTCTGGTCTCTGCCGCCGGTGTTCCTTCCGATCCTGCTGTAGTTGTACCAAATACTCCAGTAAGAATCGCAATCAGCTCTTTCTGCATATCACGTGCCCAATAAGACGCAACCAGATCACCAATCGCTTTCATTGGATCAGCACCTGCCAAAGCAGCGGAAAGATTCGTTGCTCCCCACATATTCTGGCGGAAAATGGTAGTTGATACATCCTCATTGGAACCAATTTTCTTAGCAGTCATCTTGACATCTTCAAGAATCGCTTCGGATTCCCCCTGTAAATCCTCAAAAAACGGCATATTATGTGTTCTTGCCGCTTCGCTTGCCAACACATCAAATTCTGGACTGTTTACCACAATCCCACTCTTGAAAAACTCTGATAACTCCATTGTTCTGTTGATTACATACGGGTTAAAAAGTTCCGGTACAATAACGTCTGAAATTTTTGTAATTGCCATAAATATTTATCCTCTCTTTCTTAAATCGTTACTCCAGCCGCAGCGGCAAGTTCTTTTGCCTGTGCTGGATTTTCTTTTAAAATGCGTCCCTGCTCAGTCAGATTGAATGTTTCCTTTGCAAATGGATTTGCTGTACCACCTGCGCCACCATTTTTCGGATTATACGGTGGTTTCTGCTGTTCCTGTTTAAACAAATGTACCATTGCCGCATCCTCTTTATATGGTTTCACAGCATCCTCTACGCCAACAGGCTTCCCTTCTTTATCGAAGTTGAACTTATCCAGCCCACCTGCCTTATAAATCAGATAGTCTGGATCCAGAACTCCCTGCTTTGCAAGAGATTCTTTTAAGGCGTATGTCTTTGCTGTTTTCTCTGCTGAATATTTAAGGCCTTTAATCTCAGTTTCATATTCTCCAATTTTTTTCTGCAAATCTGCATTATCTCCATTGGATTTTTTAAGCTCTGTGATCGTGTCATTTGCAGTTTCCAACTCTTTGACTTTGTTATTAAAATCATCTTTTGGTACTGCATGTTTTGGGAACTCTTTCTGCGCCGCATTCATGACTGCATCCACATCAAGTTTTCCATCCTTAATCTCTGCTTTTTCTAAAATTGCCTTTAACCATTCCATTTTTTTTATCCTCCATAGATTTTTATTCCCGCTCTCCGGGTATTGGGATTCTCTGTTTATTCTCCAGATGAGTAATGCCGTTCTTTAATGTCTGCGGATAAAAGACAATATAAAAACAGGACTGCCGGAGGAACTTACTTAGCGTCACCTCTGCGCTGTTCGGTTCATAGATTTCCGGTTGCCCTGTTATTACTGGTTTTTATTGCTTTTTTACGGATATTGTTGTAATATATACATAAGATATCTTAATAAGAGTCATTTTGTTCCCCCCTTTGCCTCTGTGTTATACAGAGTTGCCGGGAGCGAAAATGGCTCTTATTTATTTCTTTTATAGATTTTCACAATCTCCTGATTCTTTACCAAAATAATTATATCAACAAATGCCGTATTTCTTGAGCTATAAATTCCTTGTATCTGTTGCTCTATCTCATCCATGCTTAGTGCAGTTTTGTCAGCACATATAACAAAATTATTTGCTTGTTTCTTTTTCGATTTTACCATCCCATACAACGTATTTTTTCCATTTCCAAGGGGAGTTTTCAAATCAAATTTTATTCCATCTATCAGGTAATCCGGTGTCTGTATATTTTGAGGGAACGTTATCCTTGGAACCATCTTTATATCTTTCCCAGTTCCTTTTGCAATAATATTTGCAATTTCTTTTTCATGTTCCGAATAATCCAACAGCACTCTCTTTCCATCAACTTTGAAAGCTTCACCATTTACAAAATATTCCTGTAAATCCTCTACTTTACCAATTTTATTATCTTTCCCTATCCAAGATGCAGTTTTATCAACTGGAATCCCAAAGAAATTCTGCTCCCGTTTTTTGTCAGTATATTCTTGTATGTTTTCTGTTTTGGTCTTAAATTTTACATGTTTCCACTCCTTTTCCGCTCCATATCGTGGTTGGAAACTGTTTGACACAAAGTCCGCATCACCATTAACAAACGATTTTTTCCACTCCTCAAACGTCGTATCTGCCGGCACATAGTAGGTCTTTCCATCCTCGCCACGGGCAGCACGTTCGCCCACACTGTCAAATTCATCATCAAAATAAGGGCATGTACAGCCACGGCAATTCGGATGAAATGGCGGTACGGTAACACCAATCTTATAATCTTTCATTTGAAAATGTTTTCCATCCATCTCTCCACATGTATCACACGTATTGCTATCTAAGGTTTCAACCACTTGAAACTCTTCCACACCAAGATCAGAAAAACATGATTCCTGTGCCCTGGCAGAAAAAGCCGCCGATTCCGTCTGAACAATCCTCGCAGCCTGTGACCTGCTCACTTTCATGTTCTTGGATATTTCCTGTATAGTTCTATCCGGTGATTCCCCTGTAATACACATTCGAGTTAAAGAATCATGCATACTGTTAATTAGTCTTGTTTTGTCCATCCAAACACGATCTGAAAAGTTACGTCCATCAACAGCCCACGGTTTATGTATAATATCACTGACTTTCTCTGAATTAAAATTCTGCATCTGCCAGCCAACACCCATACCTCGCTGTACTTCAAAGGCTGTGTGATAATATCCAGATGTATAAAGATTTGTAATATGCTCATCTATGGAATCATGATAATTTCCGTACAATTTTTCAAGTTCCTGCTGTGTCTGTAACTTAAGTGCCTCCAATCTACTGATATGTACCTTTGCCGAAGCATTCTCAAGCTCTTTCATCCACTGCTGATTGATACCGTTTTCTTCTCCATATTTAATATAATCCTGTACATCCCACTTAAACTCTTCCAGCTCATCGCTGTTGAGCAATCTCCTTGCCTCTATCATTGAAATTTTGTTATTGGATGCAAATCTCTGATACCAAGCATTAATTTTTCCGTCTAATACTTGTTCCGTACGCCGGAACTCCTGCTCGATACTCTGCATGGTCTGAACGGATGTGTCATGCTGCGCTTCTTCCAACTGCTGGAAACGTTCCTGCCAATATTCACTTGTCCGCTTTTCCATGCAATCACCTCATTTCATAAAATTCCCAACTCTTTATATACTGTTGCAATCTTCGGAAACTGAATTGCTATCCAATCAACCATCGTTTCTTCATGCCCTGCGTGCGAAGTATGCTCAAAATTATCTTTCAATCCACTTTCATTCAAAAATGCATGAATAATTTCATGGCGCAAACAACTCTTAAAATACGCATCTTTTTCTTCGTCATTGTGAAACCAAAAATGCTCTTCATCATCTAAATCTGCTATAACGATCAGTGGTATTTCGCTACAACAGTAACCAGCCCACGAATTTTGGCTTAATTCTTTATCTTCTGACCATTTATGTATTTCTATTTGATATTCCGTCCCCAAAATCATCACTGTTTGCTTCATTTATTTTCTCCTTACCTTTTGAATCAAAAGCTCCAATATAAGCATCTGCTTTCTCTTGTGCTTCCTGCGCTTCTTTTTCTAACTGTTTTAATTCTGCGTCCGCATCCTCAACAAGTGGATGATTTTTAAGGATTGTCTTTTTACTTACAATTCCGACCGAATCCTTGCAAATCTGTGCCTGTTCCGCGTCATTCTTTACACAAGTGCGGGACCATGTCTGAATGATTTTCTTACAATCAATCCCTTCATGTCGGCATATCGCTCTTACCAGACGTGCAAACCCAAGCTGAAACTCCGTTTCCGTCAACCCAGCTTTCATCTCCAGCAATGAATACATGAATTTAAGAGCTTCTCCACTCTGATTCCCAAAATTCTCCGGCTGTGGATCAAATCCCTGCCCTTGTTCAAAAATAGCCTTTCTGGTGGCTTCCAACACGCTGTTACGTGCTTCAATCGGTATTTCAATGTTGAGCGTGCTCACTCCCGGATTACTTCCATCATCTCCATCAACCTTGATAGTTTTGTATTTTTTCAAGTCTGATAAAAACGTGTCGAGATCAGTTCCGCCATACCCAGACAGTACAAATATCAATTCCTGTATATCATCCAAATCATTAATAAAACCGCTGTAGACCTTGTCGTAAACGTCTATCAGCGGTTTTATATTTTTCAGATCGTTTGTATTCGTGTTGTTGTTCGGGAATGGAATAAAAGGCACCTCTCCGAATTCATGCCGATATTCTGCGACAAAATCTCCGGTATCCGGCACCATGAAAGTGTTGTAGTAGAACAGCCCATCTTCTAAAGTGTCGCCACACTTCCGCCGGAACGTCCAACAACTTTCCTTATCCCAGTATTCATAAATTGTATAGGTATCTCCTGTTTCCTCGTCGATTTCATCATACACACGAAGAACACCGAGCAGTTTCTTTTTCAAATCGTGTGATTCAATCGGAATAATCTGCTTGCTGTCGACTACCGCCCACTGGAATGTCTCATCTTCATCCTCCCAGTAATGAATCCATCCCACCGATGCATTGGAAGCATTTACGCACAGCTCCATGCAGTTTTTCCGGTATTCATCACCGAGTACTTCTGTCACGACTTCACTTCCATGCTCATTCCCAATATCAAAAAGTGGCGGTGCTGTAAACATATATGCAGCCTTTTGATTGACAATAAGTCCGTGGAAGTTCCTCGGAATCCGGTTATCCGCATTACGCAACGGATTATCTGCATCCTCTTTTCTCTCATCACTAATTTTATTAATTAAAATATCCGTTTCATTCCGGTAATACCGCTCTGCCTGCATAGCATTAAAGGAAAACTTTGTATGTCCCGGTTCATATTTTCTTATGAGTTTTTTCATAATCTCAAGTTCCATGTCTATCACCTCTATTTCAAAATGCTGATACCGCCCGGCTTGCGAATAATCGTATAACAGAAATACCGAAGAGCATCCATCGCATGATCGTGCTGCTTTACCGGTTTATCCTCGCCACGCTCAGATGCTTTCTGATCCCAGATATACGACCCAAACTCTTTGATCGTATTCGGACACTGGTCACTGATGGAGATTTTCCCCTGATTCAGCAACGATGCCACAAACCGGATTCCATCCAACACATCATTTTTTGCTTTCTTGATCGCATAGCCTCGCTTTTTCAGCTCCGCAATGAAGGACGCTGCCGATGGATCTATAATGATCTTCACCGGCTTTATACCACCAAGCCACCGCTCCAGATCATCCGCATACTCACTATCCGTTTTCTGCCTTTCCTCATCTCGGCCGGAATAATAATACTCGCGGGAGCACACCCACCGTCCAGATAGTTCTTTGCACCACAGCAGGAATACCGTGGCATTTTGCGTACCATAATCACAGGATACATAGTAATTCGTATTGACCAGATCAGCCGTGCTGGAAATCACATGCTTTGCAGTGTCGAACATATCGTAAATAATGCCCTCTGCCATCGCCCATAGTCCAAGGATGTACCGGCGGTAGAACACACCTGTGTACATGCCACGGTATCGTTCCTTGATTTTCTCCGACAGACTCAAGTTATCATCCATCGTGAAATGCAGATACAACAGATGCTTTTCTTCTCTCTTATCAATCCATCCGGTCTTGAACCAATGATACGGTCCATCCGGGTTGCAGTTGAACCAATACTTCGAACCATCAACAGAACATCGTCCGGTTGCCTGGTTCACGAATGATTCCGGCATGAGCGCCACTTCATCAAAAAAGACCCCAGCTAAGGTAATACCCTGAATGAGATCCTGTGATCGTTCGTCTTTGCCGCCAAATATATAGAAATAATTGGTTACATCTCCTTTTGTGATGATTACCAAATTGTCAGCCCTGTGATCTGCCACCGTATAACCGCGACTTCGCAGCATCAGCTTAAGCCAAAATAATACATTTCTGCGGAAAGAACCGATTGTCTTGCCGCACATACCAAAATTTTCGCCGTCAAATGTGCTCATCGCCCACATAACAAACGATAGCGACATACTCACCGTCTTGCCAGATCGAATAGCACCATCTGCGATAATACCATCCTTATCTTTAACCGGAGAATCTTCACACCACCAGTTCAATACCTTGCGCTGCTTCTTGGAAAATGGCTTGAACTTGAAAACCCGCTTAATCTTACTGATTCTCTTCATCGCCCCAGTCCTCCGCGGCAGTACCATTCAAAGCTTCAAGGAATCCATCATCTGCAACCTCATCGCCGTCATCTGTCTGAACTTTGGCTTTCAGTAATGCAATCTCTGCTTTCTGCTTCTCAGTGGCAAGATCCATGTGATCCGAAAGCCACTGCAAAGCTTTCATCCGGTCAGCAAGTTTTACCTTTACGCCGTCCTTGCCTTTGGACACTTCTGAAATAATCGTTCCGTCCACATCCGCATCATTCTTGATATTGACATGGCTTACTGTGATAGTCTTTCGTTCTCCAGTGTCCAGGATCACATCTACATCCTCATTTCCAAACTCCACAAAATCAGTCACATCGGCAAAAGCAATGTCCATATACTTCTGGAAGATGTCTGACTCACTCAGGAACTCCCTGTTGAGACGTTCTTGTTTCAACCTGAAAATTTCATCTTTTATCCTAGCATTTCCGAGCAGTCTAGGACCATTTACCACGGCAGTCGCATAATCAACATCATACGCTTTCTGATATGCCTTGGTGGCATTAAAGCAACGAATATAATAAATGCAAAAAAGCTGTTGCTTATCAGTCAAATCAGCGTTTTGTATCACCGCTTCTACTTCATCTGCAACAGACTCTTTTTTTACTTTCTTTGTTTGTTTATTTTCTTTCGCAACGTTGCGTTTATTTTTTTGCAACGTTGCATTCGTTTCGCCATTCCATTTGTACCGGTTTTTCCAACTTCGTACCGTTCCCTCTGCTACTCCTAGCTGGTTTGCAATATCTATTAGCTTAAGCCCTTGCTTATACATTTCAAAGGCTTTGTCCGCTCTCGCATCTTTTGCCTTTGGCAAGGACCATCACCACCATTCTTTTATCAGTATCCCTCAAATAACTTAGGGGGAATAGGGCGTCCATCAGACGCCCATAAAAAAAGCGTAAGCAGATTCTTCTCTACTTGCGCTCTTTTCATCTTATATATTATCACGAATATATGTATCATTGTGTATCATCTTTATCAACTTCTGCATTTTTTATCATCAGTTGGTAGTATACTCCTGTTGGATTGAAGTTTTTTAATGCATTAGCATGAATCCGGTGAATTTGTGCCCACTGATACCCCATATGCACACAAATCTTTTCCCAGCTGTACCGGCGAAGATACCGATACGTTAATACCTCTCTTTCTGTCTCATTTTCCATCTTTTCAATATTTGCAAATATTTCTGCATATAGATCAATACGTTTGTATCTGGCAGCTATTAGCTTATTTATCAGTTCGTCCAACTTTGCCATATAATCAGACAGATCTGTTTTATTATGTGCATGCGGCATATCATCCATAATAACAGACGGCATCATTTTATCCAGTCGCAATTGTTCTATTTCTTCCTCTATACGTTTGGCTGCATTTATGGATGGAATATATGATTGTAAGTACGCCTTTTTCAAATCGTTATTGTTCACTTTATTTTCCCCCTGGTATTTCTTTTAATAAAATTTTATCACGTACTTACATATTCTTTGTGCCAAGTTTTGGGCAAAAAAATACCAACCACCTTAATTGATGGTTGGCATTTTTTATAATAAGCTCGTTAAATATTCCGATAAGAACAGAACCTCGTATGCTTCATGTAAAAACTGAATTTGATACAATGTTTCCAATTGTTCAAACATATTCACAACATCATCCTGACTTATTTTCTCTGTACGCTGACTTACTACTTTTTGAACTCCAGCTCCGTACTGAACCGTAATATCAAATTGTTCCCATCCGTCTTTTGAGTAGCAGATTATCTCATCTCGATCTTCGTCTGTGCCCCAGTCAGTTACTTTTTTGCTATACAATGTTCTTGATACAAAAGGAATCGTTGTTTTGCCAGCGAGTGTATAATCCTCTTTTTTATGCTTATCAAAATTCTTTTCACATTCTTTTGTCACCGCATATACTATTTTCCTAATGTCTTCTTTTGTCATTCTATAACTCCCTTTCTCCTTAATAATAAGACAATTATATCACTTCAAACATCGCTTTTCAATTATAACCGCTTAAGAAAAAACATCATCACATATATGTTCCCCACTCAATCATATATTGACCGTTTTTCTCTTCCACCAGATGTGCCATTCTCTGCCTCATGATCCTCTTTGCCGTTTCCTTTCTCCTATAGAAGCTCCTCCGGCTAATCGGGAGAATGCCATAATGAGCCTCAAGCATATCATAGGACACTTTATGTATTATGGATTCTGTTAATTCTCTGGCTATGAAACTGTCTACCTCATTGCAAATCTCATACGTTTCTTTTTCACTCATCATGCACATTCCCCCTTTCGCGCAAGCTGTTTATGTATTATGCAACATTATAACATATATTTCACTCGTTTTATAAACTTTCATTATAATCGAATGCAACATTTTTATTTATATATTGTTTTCAAAAATAAAAAAGAGCCGGACATACAAGACATTTAAGTCTCATACATTCGGCTCTATGGCGCTAACTTATGCAGTAATTATAGCATATCTGATTTATAATGAACAGAAAGAGTCCTAACTCTCGAATCATTGACGTTTGGTCAAAAGTCAATTCTATCTATTGTGCTATACTTTTTATGATTTCTTTCCTTTTTTCCTTATCTATCATACCTCTATTTTCAAGTTCTGTTAATATTTTATCTTGAAACTCCATATCTTTTATTTCATCTGCTTGCGTCACAAGATTTCGTTGTTCTTCAGTCAAAAATTTTTTTCTTCTTTCATACTCATTTTTATTATCCCGATACTCCATTATAGATACAGCAATAGTAAACATTAGTACTGTCGTTGTGATTCCATCTCTATTAGCAGTAAATATTATAAGCACAAACTGAATTGAAAGAACCACAACAAGGCATAAATAAGTAATTGCTTTTGAAAGATATGTATATGCTTCTCTCCACGATTCATATAGGTTATTTTTATCTTCTTCTAACAATTCTACCATATCACCATATTTTTCCTTGGATAATTTTGACATCATAATCCTAGCGCTCATTTCTCCTGAAAAAAATGACAACACAATAATTATAAAGTTAAATAATAGGTATTTATCAGTAGATATAAATTCTTGATACCATACCATAAATTTTTGTAAGTTTATACCTCCCATAACACATATCTCCCATATCTATTTTTTACATATTATACCACTCCAACCGCCAATGTTCAATTTTCAATATATTGCAAGTCTAATTTTTTTCCTAATCCACATTCCTACCGGTAATTGACCACTTATAACAAACAACTCGCTGCTCTGCTTTTATATTTTATCTTCTAAGCTTGTGCCTGAACTTCTTCAATAAACGCTCTCATCATTTTGCTAATCTGCCCTGCCTGGCTTACACCTGCACTATCACAAGCTTCTGCAAATTCCTCTGTCAAGTTTCTTTTTAACTTATATGACTTGCTGATCAATCCAGCTTTCTCGTTCCACCGATCTTGTGGTCTCTTCTTTTCTGCGCCCATGTTATACCTCAGCTATGCTAATGCCGGAACTTTGCTCAATTCATATAATTCATCTGGGCAAATATCTTGACCTTCCGGCCAGACAACAGTATATCCATCAGTTTCTACTGCATTAAAATAATTGTGATCATGAAGTTTACCGTACCACTCGCCTCTGATGTATGGTTTTACATCAAATTCTTTTCTCTCACCATTATCAAATTCTACATCTAAAATATAATCATCCTTCGGTATAACCTTCACCGCTGTTGGTCTTAACATATCTTCTTTCCTCCATAAAGAGCCCCTATTTAAGAGGCTCAATTTTGAAATATCCTTCACCTTCACTTAACATTGACCAGTTGGCATTTAATTCATCCTCGTGAATTGCCATCCATGCAAGCAGGAGTTTCAATTGCTTATTTGGGAAACTGCCCTCTAATACTTCTCCATCAATCGCTACCACAATCTCATTGTCTCCATATATTGCATGGATATGTGGTTTATTATGTTTTCCGCCTTTTTCACTCTGCATTCTGACTATAATTCCATAAAACATTGATAATGCTGGCATATCGTGTGACCTCCTGAACATCTTTTTTGATAGTTATATTTTATCATACGGTACACCGTATGTCAACATGTAATAATATCAAAAGAAAAAATAGAGAGCCTGTTTCCAAGCTCTCTAATTACCTTATTTCCTAGTGCATTTCCAATAGTAACGGTCTACGCTGAACTGCTCTTGTGAATACCTTATCCCATAATTTCAAAATGTGTACCTGTCCGTAAAATGCACAATGAGACATTATCATATATCTATATTCGTCATATGTATCTGTACCACATTCAATTAAACAATCTATTATCTCGTCGACAATTGGTGCTAAATCTACAATTTCTTTATGTTCCTTTAATGCGGCTCTTTCCATCTCAAGCCACCTCGCTTTCTCGCCAGATTACATGATATGTTTTCTTCTGACCATCACTCTGCACATACTCAATATCTCTCGGATATCCATGCTCCGCATACCAGGAACGAACCATATTAATAACTTCCGATGCATACTTTCTAACTGTTCCCTGCCATTTCCCCTTGCTCTCCCAAGTTTCCGTATACATACTTTGCGAAATGTCAAGTCGACGAATTATTTCATTTACTGCCTTATCTGCTGGTTTGCCAGAACTCTGATAATAAATTCCAACCTGTCGGGCAATATGTACCGTATCAAAATACTGCTGATCCGCTTCAATCATAATCGGAAGTGTCACATCTGCTTTTTCATAAAGCGACTTTGCTGTAAGAAGCTGTATCTTACTATCACACCCAGCCGCCGCGAGCATTGGTGTTAGGATTTTTACTGCATTATTTACCGCTGATAAGCTCTCTGTATGCTTTCTGGTTGTTTTAACTTCTTTCCGTTCTATTCCATTATGAATAATATCTTCCATATCATGGAAACGATTGATGTAGCGTGCCGTGAACTCTGTTCCTTTAATACCTGTCAATTTGTGAGCAATGAACTCGCAGCCTTTCTTTGTAATATCATAACACGGACGTTCTTGCTTATTCTTATCGCGGTATGTGTTTTCTCTAAAGAAATCGGTGGGCTCAATTTTGAGCTCTCCTAACTCAGAGCCCGAGTGATTTTTCGCTTCGGCTCCCTCCCCAAAGTTGGGGGCGGACATTTCACCAATATACTTTTTAATATCTCTTATTAAATGGTCATGTCGTTTTCCTACCATTTCTGCCACTTCTCTGCTGTCTAATGTCTGTTCAATCTGATTCATCATCTTAAAATTCTCCTTGATTTTTAGGCTAGAATCTCTTATTATGAACAAAGAGATTCCGTTTACGAGTTTCTTGTTTTTGAGCAAACACGCTAGTCGCCAAACTTACCGTGTTTGCTCTTTTTTTGTTTCCAAATCTCTTTTTACACAACCAGTAATATAATCTTTCAGTGTAATCCCATTTGTAAAACAAAAGATTTTCAACTGTTTGTGAAACACTTCGTCAAGTTCAATGATTACTCTTTTCACGTTTTCTTACCTCCTTTCATGTTTACTATTAGAACACATTTATTATTATATTTTCCAATTGATACTTTGTCAATATATATTTTTACAATTTATCCAATTTGTGTTATTATGTTTCTAGGAGGTACACGTATATGATTAGAATAAAAGAATTGCGCACTGAAATGCACAAATCACTACGTGATGTTGCTAATGACTTGAATATATCCTATTCCTCTCTAAGCAAATATGAGCGAGGTGATCAACAGCCAAGTTATGAAACATTAATACGAATTGCAAATTATTTTAATGTAACAACAGATTACCTAATGGGAATTACTAATTCTAAATCATTAGAAAACAGAAATATATGCGACCAACTAAATCTTTCAGATGAAGCAATTCAAAAATTAAAGCAACTTCCATTAGTAGTAGATAAGTACAACGGAATTTCCTTATCCGATATTTTAAATTTCATAATTATACAACCCGAATTTGAACACCTATTAAAAAGTATCCTTTTGTATAAAATAAGAACCCCTGCTGATTGGTGTAATATGGAAAATTATCTTAATAAAGATAATACTACCCCTGTCTCTCAGCATCAGATTAAAGAAATAGACAAGCTATATATTATACAGCAATTTAATAATATTTTATCCCATGTCCTGGAAGATGAAATTACTACTTACAATACTATTGCTAAAACCCAAAACGGTATTACCATTTCCAATCACAAAGAGGTCTCTTCTGACTAGGTAAGACTTTATTCGCAATCCCCGCCTACATTATGTAAGCGGGGATTCCATACTCTGTTTACTTTTTCCGGATCCACAATAAATCCTCTTTCTGTCGCAAGTTCAATCTTTGTTTCTAAAAATTCTTTATATGTCATTTTTTTAAAGGAACCCGATATATCGTTACCCCAGCTGGAGGTTCCGGCTCCTTTCTTGATTATTTGATAAACTCGTCTATCTCCATTTGATAATATATCTTCTGTTTCCTATTCATTTCATTGCAAAATGCATGATATTCTCTTGTATATTC